ATTTCAGTTTTAGCCATTTCTTTTCTCTCCAAACAATTTGTGCTCAACATCTTTGATGTGATCGAGACGGAAACCACTCCAAGTAATTAGCCCGGCCTGCACGATAGGGGCAGATGCAAAGCCCTGCGCCTTGAATGATTCAAGTTGCTCAATGTTGTCTTCAAGCGACTTCTCTTCATAGTTGATGCCAAACTTATCAAACTGTTTCTTGGTTTGCATGCACTGCACGCAGTTGGTGGTGGTCCAGACGGTTACTTGCATTTGTTTTCCTTAATTATTTGCTGATGCTTTTTACTGCTTCGATTGCTTCTGTAATGGTTATCACGTTAGCCATCGAATAGGCTGTGTCAGTTTTGTCAGTTGATTTCATCGACTCAAACATCGAAACTATCTGATTCTGCATTGTCTGTTTACCAAGCATTATGCCTTGACGTAGTGATTCTTGCTCGCTCATTGTATTCCTCCTCTACTTGCCCGTATGTGAAAATCTGTTTGTGTAGTTCTTGGTGCAACTTATTTAGTTCTTTGCACGCTTTCCATGCCCCAGCCTGAGTGTAAGCAGATTCTGCCTGTTTGAGTGCTGGAAACAAAAGTTTCACTTGCTCTTGAGTGAGTTCGATCTCAATCATTTACTTCTCTCCTTTGATAAGCGCGATAAGGTCGGCTGCTGTTGTGTAACCCAGCCCATTCTGACAGTCATGCTCTACACCATTAGCCTCACAACCGAGTGGCTCTAGCAGTTTGATAATGCGCTCACGCTCACTGATAACTCCCTTCTTCCAGGCAAGTAAGTGTAATTCCCATTTTGCAACGCTGTCATACCACTTTGGCTTAGGAAAAGGTGGTAACGGTTCGCTAATGCTTTCACCTAACCAAGTTAATGAGTTAATCAGGTGTTCAGTATTCTCTTCCTTGCTCATTTACTTCTCTCTTGTGATGAGGTCAACAATACTAGTAAGTATGCGCGTTACTGGTGGATACAAAAAGTAGCCAATACAAATACCCTGCAAAATCTCAGGCACTTACCCTTCTCCTTCGATCCGCTTAATTTCATCCTGTAAATACCATACCGCTTTTCGCAAGTCTTGTGTATTACTATTGCCATCTTTTAGACCGGCGCGCCACAAATACTTGATAGCGTTACCAATGTTGAAGTTGCGGTGACGAGTAATCTGGATACACTCAACGCCACTAGGGTCGCTAGTGTAGTGCGCAGGGTGATTTACAACATCATTCTTCATTACAAACTCTCCACAACTTCAAAAGTCTTTGGGAACGCTGAGTGCGAGAGTTCTTGCACAGCCTTGGCATAGTCCTGAATCTCAACCTGAGCATCGTGCCCGAGTCGCTGTTCCAAAAATGTCATAACACCCTGCAACGAGGTAGTCCAACGCCAACGAACATACATTCCATAAGCCGGCAAGAACAGTCGAGCCAACTCCGGCGCAACACCAACCTCCATAGCCTGCTGATACTTCTCCACGCCCAACTCAATGTGATACATCAAGTCTGCGGTAAGCATCATTCCAGTTTCCATATCGAGCGGTGCACCAGAACCCTGCTTCGAGTTCTCCGGCTTCGATCGCCAACCCAAAGAGTCCGGAACGTAAAACTCCTCCTGCTCCGTAATGTAACGGCGAGACGACTCATTCCAGCCATTCTGGTCATCGATGTGGGTTGAAGCAACGGCATACTTCCACCATTGACGCGCAACAAAGAGGGGTGCATAGACCTCAAAAGTCAGAGCAGCGTGACGAAACGGCGAAGTGTGACCCTCGCGAATTAGGAACTTTAGAAGCCCGGCATCTCGGTCAGCAAACTCAACTGACTCCTTATCATAAGAAACTCGAGCAGCATTGACAACAGACAGGTCGTTGCCCAAAACATCAACCAACCGGACATAACCATTATCTAAAACCTTTTTCTCCATTTACTTACCCTTCTCAATTTCTTCAACAACAACACACCAGTCACATCTGCTACCAAAAGAATGGGTTTTTGCGCTGTGAATTTTCTTGATGATGTCTAGCACTCGACGACGCTCGTGATGCGTGCCAATGCCCATAATGTGCTTTTGTCCAACAGACATAAATAACATCGTATCCCTAGTCTTCTTCATCGTCAAACCCATAAGCGTCAGCCAAGTTGCCCCAAGTGCGGTGCGCCTCAGGTGGCAACTCATCATCTGTCGCGTCTTGAACAATAATCGGCTTATTCAACCAACCAAACAACCATCTAAACATTTAGTTCTCCTCTCAAACTTTCATTCATAGCCAACTGGTCTAAAATCAACTTAGACAACTGACCCTCATCATAAGTGTCTTCAGCCAAAATCTCATAAGATACAACCGAACCCTTCTGACCTCGACGATCGAGGCGACCGGCGGCCTGCTCATTCAACAAACGGTTATCATCCTTAGACAACCACACAACAACGCTGGCGCGCTCCTGCAAACCGTCTGTGCCCTCTCCAATAGCCGAAATAACACCAACAATGTATTGGATGTCACCGGCAATGAACTGGGTTAGAGCCTCGTCACGCAACTTTTGGGAAGCCTGACCGGACCACTCGAAAGCAGACTTGCCACTCGCCTCAAGACGCTTCGTGACCACGTTCGCAAACTTCTGCGAATGGGTCAGAATCAGCATTGCCTCGCCTTCAGGATGGTCAGAGATGATAGTAAATAGTTCATCGAGTTTGGTCGATTTGCAATCAACATCAAAAAACACTTCACCGCTCTCAGATATTGACGGCGTTCCCAAAGTAATCTGGCGCAGTCGAACGCGAACGGCAATCGGAACTTCCGCAACCAAAGGGTTGCCTTCGAGGAAAACAAATAGGTCACGCTCCATCTTCTTGTAAATACGCTTCTGCTCCGCGCCTAACTGCACGGTGCGCTCAATCGTCACCATACTTGGCAAATCTGCATCCATACCTTCTTGGTGGAACTCACAGCACTTCTCACGCTTCAGGTGGCGGATGTAGCAAGGGATGTCGCTGACAATCGAGCCGGGCATCTTCTCACCCATAACAGTTTTGCCAGCCCAAAAATCATCAACAATCTGACAATACTTGTTAGCCCACGCCCAAAACGATCGAGTAGCCACATCAGGGTAAACCCAACGCAACACAGCCCAAAAGCCCTCCACGCGGTTGCCAGCAATCGTGCCAGACATCCCAATACGGCGTTTAGCCTTCAACGTATGCAACATTTTAGCGGTCTTGCTCTTACGGTTAGAGGCACGGTGGACTTCATCAAACACAGCCAAGTCTGGCGTGATACCAGCCCAGTGCATAGAACGGAAATACTCCGGACTAATCAGATACCAGCCAGCGTCCCCCTTGTGCAATTGGGCAAACGCTTCCTGACCCTTCTTGGTCGAGTTCACATACTTGACTTCGGCTTCAGGAATCTGACGCTGAATGGTTTTCTCCCACGCGCGCTTGTGCGTTCCCTTAGGCGCAATGACAAGGTTGCAACCTGTGCCCAACGCTTTAGCAACTTCGATGGCAACAAGGGTCTTACCGCCACCAACTTGCGTGGCAATAATGCCTGTGCCATCGTGGGCTACAAGGTTGTCAATGTCGCGTTGCTGATACTCATACGGTTTTAGCGGTGCGTCTACCATCCAACTTCAGCCCAATCAGCCTCAGGGTAAAGCAACTTTGCCTCGGCACGAAGTTCCATAAAGTCGATGAAGTATCGGGTCTTCACACCGAAACGCCCACCATCAGCCCACACCTCAAAGTCATAAGCGTCAGAGTTGTGGATACCAACCTGAATGTAACGCTCACCGGTAGCCTCAGCAATTAGGGATTCGTGATTACGCGCCTCTTGAAGCACCTCATCAAAGTCGAACGGTCTGAGACCATCATCGTTATCATCACCAGAAAAGTAGACCATTAGTTGTCACCAATTCTGCTAGTTCGTGCAATAACATCATCAACAAGTCCGGCACGATACAACTGAGGAATGATAAAAGCGTCACCATCAATGAAGTCGAGACCGCCATCAGTAACCTTCAATAACACAACGCCAGATAGGCGTTGCTCACCAAGGTTGGTAACAGTAACCTCAAACTCGCCAATGTCAAACGAAGCCTGAACATCGATCGATGTGCCACCAACATCAACAGAACCAACAACGCCATCAGTTAGAGCCATAATCTCCTGAACGGTGCGGTAGTTAGTTGTGCCAATTGCTTTACCCAATTGGGTCTTTGGAACACCCGACTCTGCAGCGAGGCGCAAAGCCATATCGCGGTCGTGGCGGATAGTAGACAAGCGTGTGGCAAGTTCCTGCTTCAACTGCGACTCAATGGTCGCCTTAGCAATCGTGTAAGCGATGTGCTTCTCACGCAACATATCTAGCGCGGTCTCAGCACGAGGTGACAACTTAGTCATTCTTTGCCACCTCAGCGTTGACAGCAGGGAACTGGTTGCGGAACGCATTTAGGTCAATATCAGTGATAGGCACGAGTGACTGAACATCAACGTCAGCACCCACCTGACGAGGGTCTTTACCCAGACCATACATATCTGCACTCTTGTATTCGTAAGTGACGCTAAGGTCTGCTTCGCCATTGATTACAGCGTCCACAGCCTCGCCAACGTTTACATCAGTTCCGGTTACGGTAATAGTGTTGTCAATCATTAGTTCCTCTTCTCTGGGGCAATCGCCATACCAGTCTTCTTGATTATCTTCATAAGTGCAAATGCAGTCACGACCGCGCTCCGTGTGGTCGGCGTGGGAATCAGGGCAATCCCATTCTGACTCGAAAGCAACCTCGCCCTTGACGAAACGAATCGCTCCGCCCCAGCCCTGCTCCTCCTCATACTCAATGTCAAAGTTGAGGTTAGGGAACTGTTCAGCCATAGCGCAAAAAATAGGGGTAGGTGCACTCCACGCAGTATCGAAACGAACGCAAATAGAATCGTCTGAATATCGATCGATAGTAACATCGCACGCGTTCCACTTC